ACACAAAAACTGGACAACAACAGATATTATAAATCGAATATTACCTCCAATAAAACTTAAACAATATATTTTTATTTCAAATAAAAAAACTCCACTGTTCTATGCTTCATGGGCATTTATGAATCAAGAAGCATCAGATGCTAGAGAGTTCTCAACAAGAGACATTATAGTGCAAGATTGGAACAGTGGACATGTACCGTGGATTATGGATATTGTTTGTCCTATGGGCGGTACTACAGAGGGAATCAAAGAACTAAAGAAAGTTCCTAGACATCTAGGTGTTAAAGGAAAAATAAAATTCTTTAGAACTAAAAAGGGGAAGAAGGTATTACATCATGTTACATGGCTATAAAAAATCTAGATATAATATTTATGATAACTTAGAGTTTCTAGGACTGAACCCCTACGAACAGAAACATTTTTGTTTTGGTGAAGGTGGCGGTGAAGGTGGCGCTGGTGATGGAGTTGATGAAGGTGCACCAACTAGCCAAGCTGCTCAAGATGAGGCGGTTGAAGCAGCAGGAATAGGAATAGATGAAGCAGAGGCTACAAATCTTGCTGGACTTATAGATCAATTATCTGTTGAAGATAATTTAGGCGCTCTTGAAACTGGATATCAAGGTATTAGTGCCGCAGATAAAGCTGAAGGTCTACAAGATGCTATGGATCGTGGCGACATAGGTTATAACGACGCTGTTAATGCAGGTTTTGTAGGTCATATTGAACAAGCAAATAGACAATCTGATATAAACCTTGCCAGATCAATAGCAGATAAATATGGTCTTAATCCTAGTCAAGTACAACCGGGATTTATGCAAGACCCTTCTCTTGGTCCTCAAACTATGAGCTATACAGGACCGGGATCATTTAATGCAGCAACATCTGAAATGGCTACTGCTGCTGGTATGCTTGCTGCTAACTTATATGATATGACGCCCGGTCCTATTTCACTAGCCAGAGGATTATTAGGCATTAATGCACGTCAAGATTCTTTTCCCGGTCTGGTTAGTCAAGCGGTAGGTCGAAGTCGTGAGGAACAATCACCAAGTCTTGCAAGTCAAGTACAAGACTATATGGATGAACGTGCTGCATCTCAGAAAGAAGCAACTACTGCTGGTATAATAGATGATTATGAAGAAGAAGTATCACAACAAGGAATGTTTTCTTCTCCAAATGTTGCTGATATATCTGCACCAAATGTTGCTGCACCTACAAGTTTTGATACTGTAAATTTAGATAGTAATGAATTTATTCCTTTAGCTGAACCTATACCTTCTGTACCTACACTGGCACCTGAACCAGCAGTAGAAGTTGTTAGAGCGCCTGTAACCAGAAGACCTGCAACAGATACCTTCAGTATTCTTGAAAGAATATATGGACCTGATGTAGCAGCAAAACTTTTACCAACTAGGATAGTATAATGGCAACAGAACGTAATCCCTTTGATCGGATACCAGAAGAAGAAACAAATGTTGTTCCATTAATGGATGAGTCAGAAAACATTAATGCTACTTTTGAAGTAGATGAAGATGGTGGTATTATTGTAGACTTTTCTGAAAATGTAGAAATGGAAGCCTCTGAAGATATTGCTGAATGGTATGGTAATATGGCAGAGGATATGGATGAAGACGATCTTGCTGATATTGCAGCAAATGTACTAGATAACTTTGAGGCTGATAAAGATTCCCGTGCTGAGTGGGAGTCTATGTTTGAACGGGGCTTTGATCTTCTAGGTCTAAAGCTTGAACAAGGATCAGAACCTTTTGAGGGTGCATGTACTGCTGTGCATCCACTCTTGATTGAGTCTGCTGTTAAGTTCCAATCAAAAGCTTCTGGTGAATTGTTTCCTGCCAATGGTCCTGTAAAAACTAGAATACTTGGTAAGTCCACACCAGAAAAAGAACTACAGGCCAACAGAGTTCAGAACTTTATGAACTATCAAGTAACAGAGCAGATGCCTGAGTACTTTGACGAGTTTGAAAGAATGCTGTTCCACCTACCCTTGATTGGTTCTGCATTTAAAAAGTTGTACTATGATGCCACTGTGAAGCGGCCCAAGTCAGAGTTTATTCCCATTGATCAGTTCTATGTGTCATACTATGCAACTGATCTGTCCAATGCAGATCGATATACTCATGTTATCTATCGCAGCCCTATTGAATTACAAAGAGATATTAAAGCTGGTGTTTATGCGGATGTTGAATTAAGTTCTCCTGCTGGATATCCAAGCACTTCCTTTAGTGAAAAGATGGATACAATTATTGGATTGTCTCCTACTTCAGATCACGATCCACAGTATGTTCTTCTGGAGCAACACTGTTATCTTAATATTGAAGACGAAGATGAAGCCTGTCCATATATTGTAACTGTTGAGGAACAGTCCAGACAGGTACTAAGTATTCGTAGAAACTATAAGCAAGATGACCTGAATAAAGAAAAAGTAAATCACTTTGTACACTATAGATTTGTTCCGGGCTTTGGTTTCTATGGGCTAGGTCTTATACACTTCCTTGGTAATTTGACTATGAGTGCTACTGCGGCAATGCGTTCGCTAATAGATGCAGGGCAGTTTGCAAATCTACCGGGAGGATTTAAGGCCAAAGGAGTGAGGATGGTTGGCGACAACTCTCCTATTGCTCCCGGCGAGTTCAAGGAGGTTGAGGCAACTGGTATAGATTTGTCAAAGGCTATTATTCCCCTTCCCTACAAAGAGCCTTCCTCTACTCTATTCCAGATGTTGAATTTTGTAGCTACTGCTGGACAGAAGTTTGCAGACAGCACGGAGCAAGTTATCTCCGATGCTGCCTCCTATGGACCCGTTGGCACTACTATGGCTTTACTTGAAGCTAGTAGTAAGTTCTTCACAGCAATTCATAAAAGAGTACATAAATCTCAGAAGGATGAGTTTCGTATTCTTGCCCGTATTGACTATGACTATCTTCCCACTGAATATCCCTATGATATTCCATATGAAGATCGTAGTATCTTTAAGAAGGATTTTGATGGTCGCATAGATATTATTCCAGTTAGTGATCCTAATATTCCCAGCAACGCACATCGTATGATGATGGCGAACATGGCTCTGCAAATGGCACAGCAATCACCACCGGGAATGTTTAATCTGGAAGCCCTGAACAGAACTATTCTTAATGCAGCTAACATGCCGAATGCAGATGAGATACTTCCACCTAAGATTGAACCTAAACCAATGGACCCTGTATCCGATATCATGGCTGCTACAAAAGGTATTCCAATCGGAGCTTTCCCCGGTCAGAACCATGATGCACATATACAGGTAAAGATGGCTTATCTGCAAGACCCTATGAATGGCGCTAATCCTATAATGGAACGTGTGGCTCCTATTATTCAAGCTAACATTCAAGAACATTCTGTTATGAAGTATCAGGAACAGATGAGTGGTATTGCCGAACAGATGATGCAACAGGCTCCTGAACAAATAAATAATCCAGCCGCTGCTGAGATGGCTATGGCACAAGCAGCGCAACAAATTCTTAATGCTAATCAGGCAATGGGCATGGCTCAATCTCCTGAACAGCAACTGGTATCTTTGGAACAGGCCAAGGTTGAACTGGAGAAACAGAAGCTTCAGGCAGATACAGCAACTAATGCAGCAGAGCTTGAACTAAAGAATAAGAAGTTGGAGCTTGAGGAGAATGAACAAATCATTGGTATGATGAAAGCAACTGCAACTGATAATCTAAAACGAGATAATGCAGAAGCTAATCGTTCTAGTAAAGAAAAACTTAAACAAATGGAACTGATGACAAAAGCAATGATTGAAGAATTTAAGTTAAATAAAGAAGATGAACGTGAAGTACTACGTAATATAAAAGATATGCTTGATAAAGAAATGCAAACAAAGGCAGACATGGATACACAGGCTTTGAATGCTCTGGTACAAATGGCTGTTCAACAACAACAGGAGATGACAAATGATGAAGAAAGGTAAAGGATATCCTGAACACGTAAAGGATACCGGAAAAAGTTTTGGCGATCCCTATGCTGAAGGAATTACGGGTGGACGTACCACACGTAGTTCTCTTAATGAGTGGCCCAAAGAAACATGGGAAACCCCGCAACCAATTAAACCGACCCGTAAGAGTACCATGTATATCTAGGCATGGACATTTGGGATGAAATAATAACTGAGTACAATAAAGAAATTAACAGTTTAAGATTAACATTGGGTAATGGTTCTGCGGAAGATTACGCACACTATCGACAAATTGTT